TCTCGCGAGATCTCTAGTAAAAGTTGTATCTTAGCCGCCTTCGACTCAGGTAGGGCACTGGATCGCTGAACATTGATATCATAATACCTAGTTAAATCAGCAGCCTTGAACTTCTTTAGGCGCACTGAGTTAAATTGACCAAATAATTTAGCCACTCGACCATCCTTATCACTATATTTATCTCCAGCAATAGCTAGTGTGATAATGGCAGTCTTTGCAATAAAGTCGTTATACTTAGCGATCATAGAGGTTCTTCTCTTGATCTCCTGCTCCTCCAAGAACTGTAGGGCGACTCCCGCTCTAATAGATCCTGGCGGCTCCCCTCTACTAATACCGTGAACTCCGGTAATTTGCTGCAAATCCTCTTTGAGTTTGTCTCTAAATAAGAATAACTCTTGTGATAAGGGGGGCGGGGCGATTAATTGAGGCGCAGGTCCGGCATTAGCGTCATATTTAACGATAACCGGCCCATTTCCTAGAGATCTATCTGACGTAGATCCGATAGGCATAACCCACTTAGGTGCGGTGATTGAGTGGTTACGGATAATAATAGAAGTCAGGTTATTGATGGCCTGCTGCAATCCTTTACCTGTCTCAAATACTGTTAGGGGCCAACCGTACTGCATCCCGTCGATTTCCCCGTCGCGTAAACTAATAATGGGCAGTATTCTACGACTAATTAGGCTCTCGAATTCAATCTCCCGGTTCTCTAATATAACCTCGGGAGTTAATTTAATAATCCTACCTTTAGGAACTTGGGGAGTTGCTCTATGATATAAAGTTAACACCAGTACCCGATCTCCGGCGTTCTTATGAGACATAGTACCTAGATCGAACACTTTTTCCTTAGACGAGGTCTTCATCTTACTCGCTTTATCGGGATACTGGGCCTTTAAGGTCTCTATATTCACGTAATCCCTAACAAGCATCCAATCTTCTACGTTTCCGTACTGAACGGGTTCCTTAAATACGTCCCAACTAAGCAATCTTTTGTAGTTAACTTCTCCGATCCTAACATCTGCGGGTATCTTTATCTTCTTACCGTCTTCGGTCTCTACAGTATTACCCTCATCGTCCTTTAGATCTACCTCTTTAATACCTAATCTCGAGGCCTCTTTAGAAGCAGGGTGTGGAGGTCCAGCATTGGGATCCCAATCGATAAGAAGGTATCCCTCGCCGCAGATAAGAGCACTACGCTGAACCTTTCTTAGTCTATTATCGATATCTTGGTCATACCAAATACTTTCAATGATTGTTTTAGCTGTTTTAGCTGCTATCTTATCAGTATATTCATCAGATCCACTGGGCAGCACCGTTACAGCAGGTCTTGAAGACGCTATCGATGCTATATGGGATTCAGTCATCTCGTGTAAGTGGTTAATGCGAATACGGCGAGTTCCTTGAGTCCCTCGCGGATCAACCTCTGAACCCTTAAATATATGAATAGGTGATGAGTTTATTGTGCGCGACATATATAAGGCCAGATTCTCAAACATAATCTGATGACGGGATTCACTATCATCACATAAGGTTTTATAGGCCTCATTGGCCCAATTTCTTAGATCTCTCTCCAATTCTTTAGATTCGGAATTTAGATCTCCTACTGTCCATAAAGGCTTAATAGCTAACTCACCCGCCTTAGAACTGAACAGGCTCTGTAGTTTATCTCTATATTGTTCTGACATTCTTAATGCTCCCATTTATCATCGTACATGTCCTCGATCTCTATCTCGAGCTCGCGGTGTGGATTTTTTAATAATTCTTTATTGACAACCTCTTGTCGATCTATATGATGCATGACTTCATCGAACTTAAGAGATCCCGACTCGTCCTCTCTGTACTCGGCAACGTAATCTAGAGGATTTTCCCACTCGGACTCTTCGAAATAGTCCCCTCCATACATATCTAATTCTTCACTAATCCTGATCATCTCATCCATATCACGCTTCTGTCGCCACTGTAGGATTCTATTGTGCTTACCTAGAAAATAACCCATTATACCTAGAAGTACAAACTCTACTAGGTTAATAAATATTATAATCGCTATCATAGTCGCCTCCTTCCCAGTCTAGAGGAATGTCTGTTCCAGTACTTTCAAATCTCATATCTGCCAAATCTTGGTTAAAACTTTTTCTATTTTTTATCTTATCTAGAGGGTCTACCTCTTTAGCAACCTGTTCAGTTACCTGAAATTGATACCTTATAGCTAGATTGAGATATCTAACGGTATCAATTAGGTGATCTCCCTTTTTAGGTATGTTGCCGTTAGGTTCTCTAATGTAGCGCACCATCTCTTGAACTAGAGGATCGCAGCGTTTGGATATAGTGATTCGATCGTTAATTAATTGATCTTTAATGAGCGACAGCCCCTCCTCCTTCTTTAGAGGTTTCTTTCCTGAGGCCCTAATTGAAACTCCGAACATACTAGGAATGTTGCGCCTAAATCCAGCGGGGTTTTCATCTGATATAATAACCCAATCAGATCCACCATTAGTCTCTAATTCCTCATAGGATGGTAGTGTTGAATTGGGATATAGATCCATCATACGTCGCACCATTCTAGGCCATATCTGGTCGTCCGACATATTGGCGATCTCAGTCTCGTATATACAGTCTAGCCAATATACTTGCTTAGTATAGGGGTTATAACACGCAAATAATACTGCAAAACACGTCACATAACCAGGGTCAACTATCGCATACCATTGTAATTTCTTCCTATCTCGAGCTATTTCGTCGATAATAACATCGTGTTTCTGCATCATACCGGGATTTACCATAGGAAATATGGCATTACTGCCCCCAAATACGAACTTACCACAGAATTCTCGCTGAAATACGTCCCCCTCTCCGCGCGCATAAAGTATCTTACGTTCTCTCTCAATTTCTTCCTTAAGGCCGGGTATCATGTTGTTTTCCCATGAGGGAGCCTCAGTGTAGTAACCATCTTCTCTAGATTTACAGTCTTCAGCGTATTTGATGTACCAGTTCTCGGTCTCAGGGGGTGTTGTTAAGGATAATAAGGGAGCTTTGTGTACCAATAAGTTAGGGGACATCACTGTGTGAAATCGACCGTCCATAAAACCAGCCTCATCGTAAACTATGAAGTGTGGCCTAGTTCCACGATGAGCATTGAAGTTATCGGACCCGTCAACTTTAATAAATGAGCCGTTTTTGAAGTTCAGTCGACATTGAGCCTCTCTAATATTCTTAACATACTTACTTAGGTTGTCGGCATGCTCCACTAATTGAGGATTTCCTGATGTATTACACGATTGTAGGCGGAAATTATCCCAAACAATCTCTTTAGCTTGCTTAAGTTGAGGAGCTATATAGTAACATTCGGCACCTGGGTGAGTTAGGGCATATAACCATAAGGCGTATACCCCAAATTCTGATTTACCCCACTTACGACCGCACTGAACCGCTATTCGCTTTTTACCTTCCTTAAACAAGGCCTTACCGACTTTAACCTGACCTTCGTGAGGTTGCCACGCGTTATTTAGGTCCGCGACTATTTGCGCAAACGAAAACATCGCTTGTTTGTCCTTGTCGGTAAATCGAATACCGTTTTTGTTACCTTTATGTCCGGGCATTATGTGTTGTCCAATTCTATAAATACGTTAATATCTCGTTCTCTCATGCCCGTTAGTGAGCAAACTGCTGACATACAGAACTCTATAAGTTCGTCTTTAGAAACACTAGTTCCCACTTTAGCTCCTAACTCGTCACATTCTAATAGATAATTGCCGTTTAACTTAGTTCCCTTAAACTTGAAGGTGACCTTTCCGTGCATATTACACGATAACATCCAGAGAGTATCATCAAAACCATCGAATACAGACACTTGTTCACTATGATACGAGTTAATGGTGGTGCTCTTAGAGTTTAGTTCCTCTTCTGCTAGTTCAGGATTGGCTTGATACTCCTCGTAGGCGGCTTTTATTAATTCTAAGGCGGAGTTTATATCTAGATTAGTGGGCTTTCCTAAGTCCAGCCACTCTTTTAGACTGTCTCCTAATTCCTTAAGGCATTGTGTTTGACTACTTCCCATACTCCACACATATTTAGTAGGTGTGATATATCCAAACCAAATGTCAGGAAATACTTGAAAGCAACTACATTGTTGTATAAGTTCGTCATATTCAGATTCCATAACTAGTCCTTTTGCTCCTCTTCTTCATCATCTCCAAAGAATGGATGTTCTATAATCACTTCCCGCACATCATCCATGTTAGTTATCTGCTTAGTCGGCCTAACTTCTGTGATTTCAGTAGGATTTCCAGTAGCTAGGGCTCCAAATTTATAAGATTTCTCCAAAATACCACTAAGCTGGGACATTTCTTGGAGGGAAGGGGTTTCACCCCGTTTAATGTATTCTTGCAGGCCGTCTCTAAGAGCCACCATAGTCAGTCCAGTAATCTCAGTAATAAGAGGTATTTTTTCCTCGACAATAGCTGCCATTTTCTGCTGTTCTAAGTCACTGCGCTCGATCTTCCAAGGTTCCTCGTTCTTTAGGCCCACATAAATCCACTTTTTAAGGGTGCCGTACGGTACGTTGGCCATCGTAGAAATTAGCTCTTGGGTGTAGTACTTGAAGTACAACTCCTTAGCGTAATTCTTGGCCATTGATTTCTTATCCACTATCTCGGCCTTCTTGGTGCCAAATTTGATAGGTTTTTTAGATTCCATTAACTTCTCTCCATT